TAAATCATACTACTTCTCATCTTCTTCTGGTATATCTTTCATAAAATCACACTTATCTAATAAAGAAAAAACTTTATTAGCACCTAAAATATTTAAACATTGTACTATACCTTCTTCTAAAGACTTTTCATCAAGCCCACCTTCTATATCAGAGTTGTTACCTCTAATCCTAGATAATAATTCTAGGGCTTTAAGTGCGCTATTGGTATGACCATTATTTCTAGCTACGGTATATTGATTTTCTATTTCTGAAATAACATCTACATTAGTTTCAAGTTCACTCTCTAGTTCTCTGACACGTTCAGCTACTTCTTCATTGTTAATAAGTCTATAGCCTTGATTGGCTGCTGATGCTGCTGCATATCCTGCAGCCCTTGCAGCCTCAGTTGCATTCCTATGTAGAATATAGGACTGTGCAAACTTTTCTTGTTTCTCATTAAGAGCCATTAACGATGCTTCAGATTATTTCTGTGTGTACCATTTCTTTTCTCAAAGGTACGCATACCACCAAGTCCTAATAATGCAAGTGTCAAGGACATCAAGCCTTCAGTCTCAATATCTGGTAGTGGTATTGCCTGTCCTGTCACTGCTATATACCATGCAGCAATAGGTAGAAATACAAACTGCCATCCTAAACCAAAGGCACATATCCACATGATGCTGGGCCTAGCCCCTGCAACAAAAAGGCTGGGATGTTTTGCCTGTTCTTTATTGACATCTATCTGAGCAAGGTTGGCATCAGCATATGCCTTACGTAGCTCAAAGTCTAACTTAGCTTTCAGGTCTTTGTCTGCTACAAACTTATCAAGAACCTTACCTGCTACTCCTACTATTGAATCTGCTATTCCTAATACCATTAGTCTTCTCCCATTAAAACTGTACCGTTCTCATCTTTCTGAGTCAGGGGTATAATATTTATACGCTTATGAATTTTATAACCTTCTGTTACTAAATTTTTATTCTCGTCAAACACATCAAAGAAAACATATACATTTAAATCATGTTTAACTTTAGTTCTTTTATCTACAATTTCAGCAATGAACTGAAGCCAATCACGAGGACTGTGTAATGAGATATGTACATTACTTCCATCTTTAAGTTGTTTCAAGGCTGGCATACAAGCTATATTTAGAAACACCATCTTCGTTGCAAAGTTAATTATCTCTCCTACTACCCATCCAAGATCAGATGTTGGTACATGTTCTAGTACATCAGTAGATATAGCTGCATCATATAACCCCATTGGTAGTTCACTATGCTCTTCATGTGCTGGATCAAATAGAGCATGTTTAGTGAGGTTCCAATACTCAGGTAAAGGTTTATCAAGACTTTTATATAAAGGTTTCTTCTCAGTTACCAGTTCATAATCATCTGTATAGAGAAGCCCCTTACCACAGCCATAGTCAATAAGTGTTCTGCATTCGTTCTTTTCTAAATAGTTCTTAATAATATCAACATACTTTACAAGGCTACGTCCATTGAACATACCTTTTGCTGACTTGTGCATATCCTTGTACTCTTCAAGAAGCTCAGTATACCTAGCTGATGGAGAATACCTATTGAAAAATGCGTTGGAATCAATCATAATAACCCTCAAATTGTGGACGTTTTTCTTTCTCTTCTTTGATACGCCATAGGTCAGACACCATAGTATCTTCTCCATGAAATGTCAAGACACCTTGAAGACCTTCATCAGAGAATATCTTCTCACAGTCTTGAGCCATAGCCAGAAGCTCACCCGTAGTCCAGTATGTGTTGTTGTCTACTGTTACTTGGAAGTACTTAGGTCTAGGTGTTTCACCACCTTCTAAGTCTCCTGTTGTCTCAGTCATCTGTTCCTTGGTAGGCTCATCCATACAGCAATCAAAACCAAAGAGGTGTATATCCCTAAAGCCCATTGTATGTAGCATACCAATGCTTCTCATGGCAGCACATGTACCACCAGTAATGAGAGTAGCACCCTTGGGTAGACCTAACTCTTCAGTGATCTTAACCTGTTGGTTCTTAATCTCTTTACCTTGCTCTGAGTCATCCCTTAGAGAGTCTGTAAAGGCATGCCACCCCCATACATCACAGTCATTCTCTAAGAGATGCTCAGTAACACTAGGATCAGTCATGGATGCAAGCATGAATTTAGTATCAGGATTTAACTTTTTAAATAATTCCTTACGTACTATGCCATGTGTAGAGACACCAGTGATAGGACGAGGATCAAGAATAACACACGCCCAAGGATCAATACCATTCTCCAGTAGAGTAGGATAAGAGTGTTTAACACAGACTACCTTGGCATCCTTATTCTTTTTAATAAATTGTTTTAACTTCTTAAAATTAATATAAGGGCCAGCAGAAACTAAGATAGCTTTACCTCTATGAGGAGGATGTTTAATTATAAATTTATTATCAGCCAGTAGCTTCATGTTTGATTTAATATTATTTTTAATATAATCTTTAGGCACACAATCTCTTGGATGTACAACAACAGGTACTCGTTTTAATTCATCAGGACAATCAACAAGTTCTTCATCTGATAGAACTAAACATAGATGAGTATGCCCACCGCCAACAACACTATCACCAGAAGGTAGAATATATTTTCTAGCAGTAGTGGACTCATCGAATACAGTCCAACCATCCTCAGTAGTTTCTTGAGCATCAACCTTCTTCGTGGGTATCTTATCAAAGACGGCTTTAACACCGTGGTATTCTTCTGGTGGAATATTTTCATCGTCATCCTCTGTAAAGAAATGATCCATCACTACGACAGGTACATTTTTTAGTATATTATATTCATGTTCAACAGTTTTAATACTATTACCACTACCTATCATGGCAAGATCAACTGTATCAGAATTGGTTAGAGTATCACGTACATTACCTTTGTGTAGATCAAATGTAAACTCCTTATCAGAAGTCTTCATTACCTCACTAAACTCTGTTAGCCTTTTGTCAACGGCTGCTAAAGTATTGTGTGGTTTTACATTGAACTCTTCTTCATCTGTCTCTATGGTTGCATCTTCAAATAAATCATATCCAATATAATGAACTTTGTCATGCTTCTCAAAAGCTGCAAGAGACATTTCAATAGCACGACCAGCATTCCATGTCCCTGTTTCCAAGATAGTCTTGGGTTTATATAGGCGTACTATATCAGCAAGCTGCTTATACCTATTGGGCAGTATGTCTGGTGATGTCTCTTCATCTGATAGTTTAAACATACGATTGCCACTGCTGTCACGTAGGGCAATGTTAGTACTACCTTTAAGATGTATAAATAAATCCTGAGCTATTGAATCCTCAGTGCTTACTTCATGCACCCTCATACCATGAGCAGTATAGATAGTCATTAACCTACTCATGATAAAACCATCATACCATTCACGATAGTTTAGAAATTCTCCAGAGATGTAGGAGCCACGTAGATCACCCAACATATCTACTGGTGTCTGTCGTGCCAGATTAAATCCCTGTAGAAAATAATCAGGATCTCCTTCTTTGTCTATGAGGCAAACTACATCACACTTATCACCGTTGATTGGCATGAGCTTATCAATATCATTTACTTGAATGTTCTTCTTGGACATAGCATCAGCATCAATCCAAAACAACCAGCAGTCTTCGTTATTGAAGGCCGCTTCAGTCAATGATATTACTTTAGGAATAAATGTTATTGCATCTATGGAGCGATTGTATATAACACTACCACCCTCAGTACCATCATGAACTTTATTGGCTGCAATACAATCATTAAAGTCTTCTATCTCTTCTAGGTTATGGTAGAAAAGATGCTTGGCTTTAGGAAGAGAATAGTTTTTAATATCTATATCATAGTAATAGCAATGTATTTCTATAGACGGTTCCCAAGTTGTACTCATCAGAGTAAGCAACTGAGATGTCATCTTCTGTAGGTACTCCTCATTAAAACATGTAACAAACTTATACTTCATTAAACAATATCCAATGGTTCTAGTTTACCAGTACCTACTAAGTAGGTGTAATCTCCATTCCATTCCGCAGCATACTTACCATCGGTAGCTCTACTACAAGTCCAATCCTTAAACCAAGGACCACCTGTAGTGAAGTGTACGTTCTTGGCTCTCATGTCTTCTGGTGAATGATTGTCCAACCAGTTCCATTCTTCATGTATTGTACCTATATCAGAGTCTTTGTCAGGCAACCACTCAAAGCCATGTAGCCAACCACCCGGCATTGTATTAACAACTTCAGGAGTAAGCTTCTTATTAAGCTCATGGCTACAGTTGAATAACATCAGGCTAGACCAGTTCTTTCTACGATAGTTCTGCTGCACTCTCCCATCCATTTTAAAACCATCACCGGGTTCATACTGATGCTTGACACAATAGAGAGGATAGTAATCTGTATTGTACTCTTCAAACAATTCATTGATATCAGTACGTAGATACATATCACAGTCCATGTATAATGCCCAGCCTTCGTACATATTCATGGCTGGTACTAAGAACCTAGTGAAACTAAACTCACTGGAGAAAGGCTTGCCATCAATAGTATCAATGTTCTGACCATCAACTGTATCATATGTCCTTGTATACATACCCATACGCTCTACAACATCACGCTTGATAGGGACAACTCGCACATTCTCTACGGCTATTCTCTCAATCGTAAACTTTAAAACTTCATAGGCTGTATGTTCTTTAGGATCATAGCCTATGTAAACTGTATTGGGTGACTTTCTCATTTCTTTGCTTCTTCCTCTAACATATCCTTTTGAATTTCATTCACTCTATCTTCAAGAGTATTGATAGTTGTACGAATACTTCCTGTACCATGATCTCTAATTTTTTTTCTTAACATTCCTATTTCTTTTAAAATAAAATTCATATGATTAAGTTTACTCTCTAAAGTATCCATGATATTTACCTAGATATAATTAAGTCTGATATTATACAGGACTTTCTAATGGTTTGTCAAGCGTTTTATTTAGTCGATTTAATATTTTATCTACTTCTATTTTAGTAAGCATTCCCCACCCTGCTATTTCTTCTTGAGTTCTACCGCATCCCCTGCATATCATGTATGTACTTTTATTAACAAGAGTACAGTCTGATATACAAGGGGATTTTTCTTTGGCATACCTTCCTTTTTTAAGGTGTTCCAGTAAAGACATGTGTACACTCATATCTCGCAAGCTCCAGCAACACAGGCCAACTCTTGTGAGGCAGTTGTCATGTCAATACTTTCCCAATCAGAGAGCTTATTCCAATCAATATTCTTTGGCATCTTATTTACCAGTTCTTTGTATTCTTTCTCAGAACAGTCTTGGTAGGGTGCCTGTTGATAAGTGTGTTCACTAAAGGGTAAGAAAGATACACCACTCATATACTCAAAGTGTTTGTATACCCATGCACCTACATCAATCCACTCATGTTCTTTGACTGAGATAGTAACAGATGGTTTATGTTCGCACCAATGCTTTTGATATATAAGCCATAGTTCTAGTTGCTCAATAGCTGTCATATCTGTGCGAAAGACTGCACCTTTCTCTACCTTCATAGGAAAGGAGAAGACAGAAGTATGATCAGGCTTCATAACATCGTTCTCTACAGGGAAGCCATGTTCTATCATCATCTTTGTTAAAGGGTCTTTCTTATCACCTCTTACTGTACGTATGTAGTAAGGGTTATGCCTTGCATGAATACCAGAGGCTGCATCAGTAAGTTGGCTGACTGTACCTGATGGCTTAACACAGGTGACAGCAACAGACTGAGGAATACCAATCTTCTTTGCCCATTCTTTATTTGTAGCTACAGCAATCTCTTTTAACTCTTCCAATAGTTTTGCAAGATCAACTCTATTTAAATACTTGCCATTGGTATGAGCGCAATCCATTATACCTGTAAGAGAAACACCAAGTAATCTTTCTTCTTCGCAGTTCTTCTTCCATGTCTTAGATACATACCTGAAATTAGTTAGTGTTGATTGCAGGGTTCCAAGAATAGCAGCCATGCGTACTTTATCTTTTAAAGTTTCAGGAGTATCATCTGCTCTGACTACAACCTCAGATAGATTACAGAACTCACGATCCCTTAGTATGATCTCTGAGCATGGGTTAGTACCAAACTCCCAACCCTCTGTTTCTCTGCGTCCATTCTTTGCTGCCATGTTTACAGCCGACTCACGATTAAAGATGCCACGCTCACCAGACTTGGAATCATAGAGAGCTTTCCACTCATCCATGAAGATACCTATGTCAGGCTTCTCTGTGTAGCAAGCAGAGTTATTTGCCAATGCCCTTTGTGGATTAGCTTCCCACCATTGACCAGCCTTGGCATGACGCATACGATCATCAGATAGATTAGACAAGCTAATGAGTGCAGACCTTCGCACACCACCAACTACAACAATCTCCCCTATCTTGCATACAATATCATGACACTCTATGGAGTTAAGCCTTCGCCCTGCGGCTGCTTGAAATATCTTTACACAGAACTCAAACAAAGACTCCAATGGCTCTGGTCCTGATGCTCTGCCTCCAAATGTTTTAAGTGGCGCACCTGCTGGACGTACCTTACTCATATCCCACTTAGGTATCTGCCCTACATAGAGCATACCAATAAGTTCCTTGAGTGCCTTTGCCCATCCCATCTTGCTATCAGGTACAGGTATAACAGAATCAGAGTAATGAAACTCTTCTGCTACTTCTGGTAGCTTAGAAACAAACTGACGTTCAACACTGAAGCCTACACCAGTGCCGTTCATGAGAATGTATAAGACCTCATCGAAAGCTTGAACACGATCAATGGCAACATAAGAACAGTTGTACCCTGCTATGTTCTCTCGCTTGAGTGCATCACCTGCTGACATCAGGCAACGCATAGAAGGCATTACCTTTAAAGATAATACAGCTTCTTCTAATTCTTTTATTGTATTAGCAGTCAGATTAAAATCATGTAAGTCTTTGACGTGTTCTTTAAAGAAAGTAAAGTATCTTCCGACTGTTTCAGGCCAAGTCTCCCTTCTCTCTTCATCATATAACCAACGAGAATATCTTGATAGGTGAATAAATTCTTGGTAAAGCGTTGGTAAGTAGTTGTTAGGCATAATCCTCTCCTTATTTATAATATAGTTCTAGTATTAGTTGAGCGTAGTGTATAGCTTTTTCGATATCTTTTTTACCTTCTCCTTTTGTTCTATGTCTAGTTACATATTTAATTACATTACCTTCAAAGTAATCTAATTCATTAGCATGTATGTACTCGACGGGTTGTATCTTACAATCTTTGTAATGATCTCCTCCTATTTGTTTATCAAGTATATCTTCTTCTTTTAGTTTATCTAAATATACATTAGATGCTTTATTAACTTCAGCTACTACTCGTTCTCTATCTTCTTTCATTCTTCTCAAGATATAATTATCTCTTGATTCATGTGTAAATTCATGATCACTTTGTAAGTCTGACATCTAACTATCATTAGCTCCTTTCCATATGAGATTTAATTTACTTCTAGCTTCATCTCCATCACCTGAATTAATAACATAAGCTGCAAACTCTCTGACCATTGAAGGTCTAAGACCAGCATGATCACAGATAAATTCAAAGTCTTCACATGTTACACCTATTGATGCAAAAAACCAAGCCTTTGCTTGTTTCCTAATAGATGTTATACTTGTTCTTTCCTCTTCAACTTTAGGTTCAGTGGCATCAAGTAATGCTTGATATATAACTGATAAGAATAAAGTATTCTCTGAATTTGTAAAAGCTTTTGATTGTAATTGTAGTATATTATTTAAATCTTGTAGGTTCATTCTCAAACTCTTGTACTGGCCTATAGAACTTACCACCAACATAGTTATTATAGTATGCTGGTTCGTCAGTACCTTCCAAGGTAGAAGACAAAACATTATACTTCATCTGGTAGTATAGCTCGTAGTATTTCAGGCTTCTTTTATTTTTAAACTCTGCTATTATCTCAAACTTAAAACTTCTTTTACCTAGTTTCTTAATATCTTCCAATAGCAACTTAGAAGAACCCATGTAGATAACCCAATTGGATTCCCTCTTGGTTGCCTTGGAACTACCCTTCTTTCTCTTCACCGGATGCCAATACTGTTTACAGCCCACATAAGCCTTACCTGTCTTCTTGTTTGTAATAAGATAAACAAACCCAAAATGACTATTAGGGTCAGGCTTCTTGTAGTACTTCCAGTGCATACTTAATTAATTATTTCCTCAACGTCAGGTATCTTCGCAACTTGTACCAAGTATCTATTACCATTTGAATACTTAAAAGTCCTAATACCTTTACCTTGATTAGCATCAGCCCAACATAAAGTTTTATGTCTACAATAAACACAACCAACAGGAAGCTTATAATTACCAGACCTCCCATCAGGTATAGGATCATAACACCGATTAGGTATATTGTTTCTGTCCACAATGTTTTTAAGAAACGTAACCCTTTTGCTCGCATTAACCATCTCCATTGAATGAACAGGTGTTAAGCAAATCTTACCAGTAGATTTATCTATAACAAGAAAAGCTGCTTTATCTATGTCATTAGCTTGTGCATAAGCAGATATCTGTGCTATATAACCAAAGGGATCGTCTTCGGCTATTGTATTAGATTCAAACTTTTTAAAACTAAATCCTGAAGCAGACTTGCAATCAACCAAAACCCCATCAATAATTGCATCCTGATGACCTAGTACTCCTTCTACTGATACTTCTTTCTGTTGTGCTTCTACAGTATGACCAGCAACTTCAGCACAAAGTAAAAGTAATTCTTCTAATATATAACCATAAAGAAATTTAATTCGTGTGCTTGGTGGTAAACTTTCTTCTGTTGCTTCTGTATTAACATCATACCATATCTGCCTATCGGGTTTACCTATTGCAGATAATCTTAGATTACCGCTGTCTCTTGGTTTGCTATACATAAATTCTTTGATATGAACTTTAAGCATATCTCCAAACTTATCTATAAGTTCATCTACTTCTTTCTCATCCCTCTCTATAGGAGTAAGATTAAAAAGATCATAGATATCTTCTACTAATGTTTCAATTTGTTTCATATTAAAATGAGGGTGCTACCCGTCAAGAAATAGCACCCTCATCCTTACCTAGTTACCAAATGGGATATCATCTGATGCAAATTGTTCTGCGGCTTCATTAACATAGCCTCCTTCAACAACATCAAATCCTTTATCCCCGTACTCAACTAACTCAACTACTTGAACTGCTGCAAGGTCAGCCGACTTACCTGACTTACCTGCATAGTTCCACTCAAAGGGAAGTGCCTTTACCGTT